TGCCCACCATGGAACTAATATCGACTCCTGAATCTCCTGGATCTCCTAAATCAACATGCCCTTTTGTTGGTTCGTTGTGGGTCATGGGCTGTGTTCCTTCGAACAAATTAACGCCGCCATATGCCTCGTTGCCAATCGCATCCATCAGTTTCTGCCGATGTTCGTTTAGGTCGGTACGAGATGTGGTCGTCTTCCGTTTCATTTGTAAATTTTCATTAAATAGGGGGGCCCCACTATTTGTTTTAGTCTCCATCACGATATTGTGTTGTAAACCTTTGGCCACCTCAGACACAACATTGGACAAAAGCCCTTCTTCTAAAAGAACCTCATGAATACATTCTTTAACCAGTGGCTTAATTAATTGTTTTAAATCGTTTTTTTTCATTTTATTCTCTTGTTTTGGCTGGTAAAGCTTTCGCTCCTCGAACAACGGTACCTCCGCGCTCACCGGATCCGTGTTGGCGGCGGGATCGAGCCTTCATGGCTAGTGCTGCTAGCTGTTTCCGCGAGAGTTGGCGAGTCGGTGCTGGGCGCGGGGCGTCAGATGATGGCTTCCTTGGAGTTGGAGGTGGTCCCGGCGCTGCGGGATCATCCGTGGGGTTTATCTGCGTTACTACATAATCTATGCTCTTATCAATCGCCCACTGTTTGGGGCTTATCTTATTGAGCTTATCTACGACGAGCCTAAGCTCCTCCAACTCTGCGTCGGTATCCACCATCACCAATATATTTTCTAACTTTTTAAAAACGGTCTTTACTTCCGGAGAAACGTCTTTGCGGCGTAGAAATGCTTGAAGTATTTTCATGGCATTTTGCCGGTTGCTTAAAAATTTATAAAGCAGTCCAACGAGCGCGGCAGTAGTAAAAATTGCCTCATCTAGTCGTTCGGGCTCGCGAGACTCTTGAAGGTAATCGCGCCAAGACTCCATTATAAGCTTATCGTTTTCAAAACTAGACCAGCCTCTATTCATCATTCAAGACCTCATTTAACAATCTGTTAATGCGGTCTGCTTTCGTAAACACTTCATTTTGGTAACCTTTCGCCTCTTTCATCATGAAGGCGCCTGGGGTTGATGGCTCTGAAACAAAATCGAAACAAATTAATTGAAAGTCGTCTTCGACCATAGTTTGACCGTTGCCTTCGGAAACCGATCCCATTCCTCGCGACGAGATTCCAAGAGTAACGCCGCTTTCTACCAACGAACGTAAAATTTGACCTGAGGGCGTATCTAATACTTTAGCTTTGCCCATCACATCTGCGCCATTCCACCACACTTCTGTGATCATGTGCGAAGCATTTCGCAGATTAATTATAGAATCTTCCGGATGATCAAGTTCGCCCAAAGCGCGATTTTCTTTAACTAGTTTCTGGTAGTTTGCCACTTCGCGAGTGAGCACATTGCGAGGATATACGCGGCCGTTACCATTAACAGCATCGGCTTTCTGCATAATTCCAGAAAGAATCATGCCGCCGTTGGCAACGTATTGCTTCTCTTGTTCAGTGAGCAAATCCTTACAGACTCCTCCCTCACATAATGCATAATATTCTCGTAGTACTTTTTTACTCATTGTTTACTCCTTGGTGCGGGCGCTACCCGCGTGGGCATGCAGCCTTTCTTGCACATTCTAACCGGTTGAAGCATCCACTTCTTAGTCCAAATGTTGTTCATTGTTGTTCTCCTTGGGGTTGCTCTCTGTGTTTTTTGCCAATGGCGGCTTCTAACATTTTTAGCATTCTTTGAAGAAGGCTCCTGTGTTGCACCAGATCGACGCCAGGTAAAGAGGCTAGCCTGGAAACATATCCTTCTAGTTGGTTTACGAGTCCCTTTTCTTGGCTACTAAATTCGGTATCGGTATCCTTTATACGAGCTAATGCATCTTTCTTACGTTGAGATGTGGAAGCAGCCTGCTGCTTAAGCTTTGTAGGGTCTTCTTCAATTTCGCTAATGTTGTTTAGCTCTTCAGCGATAAGGCGCCTTAATTGTTTTCTATTGATCTTCATTGCTGCCAATCTCCATTTTTTGGGTTATTTGTAATCCCGAATCTCCAAAGACCATGTTCAAAACATAAGATGTTCCAGACGCCAGCCAGCCAAGAAGAAAGAAATTAGTTACAGTTACATCAAAATTAAATAGTTCTGTAAATGGAGAAAGAAGCATTAAAAACCAACCAACATGGAAGCCCACACACATCGAACATTTTGAAAGTTGTCCTAGTGTTCCTCTCTTCGGTCTAAAGCGCTCAAAAATCTTGCCGTAAACAAGAATCTGAGTGAGACCATAAGCACAAAGTATAAAAGTTAAAAGTTCCATTATCTCACCACTATGTCCGTGTCGGCGCCCTTGGTACCAGTTGTAGCATAAGGAGATGCTGGATCTTTGTTCAACCACTTAACTAGATGTTTTGTAAAATCTGGCATCGGGTCTGGTTGGGGGTTGGCTCGAGCGCTAGAAATCAGCTGTTCTACTTCAGCTTGGATGCCACTATTTGCCCAGTATGCTTGCTCTATATCATTATCTATCGTGTCCAATAGCGCTTGGTCAATACACAAAAGTGATAGCAATTGGTGAATTTTTTTATCTGTTTGTTTTTCTTGTCTACTTCTCCATGCATTAGCTACTATTGCAACAAACGCAGCCCCCAACGCAATGCCTCCCGAGGCAGCAACCCCAGGAATCGCACCAAGAAAGCCCGTAATTTCCAGCACCTTGTTCAGTTTGTCTATGTTAGCGCGAGATGCCTTTAGTTTCTCTATTTCAGCCGTTTGGGCTTCCTTGTCCATTGTTGCGAGTTCCAACGCGGTCATAAAAGTATCTATATCGACTACCTGCTGGGGGCACGCGTCCAATTCCTCATTTACATAAGTCTCCCAGCGCTCCATTATCAAATTCATCTTAGACACAACAAGCGCTCCTATAAAGTATATAGATAATTCAACGAATAAGGATCTCTCACGAAGCCCTTGCGAATTGAGCCCTGTTCGACAGACTGGGGCACTTCACCCAACTTCGTGGAATCTTCGTTATCTGGATCAAGAAGTTCATCATCCGTCATCGAAATAATGGCCTCTGTAGACTCAAAGTATGGGCGCTCTTCATCAATAAAATTGGCAATATTAAGAAGAGCTATTTTGGCGCCACTCACATCTTCATTCTTTGGAGTTTCAATCGTTCCCTCGAAAGAACCATAAAAGGAGCCTGCTTGAATGGATTCTGGTATTATTATTCCTCTTTTCCGAAGAAAGCTAAAGAGACGGTTTTGTGCTCCATAAACATAATCGGACATCACCTCTTTAGGGAAAACCACCACTTTGTTCTTAGCACCAGAAAGAACAATATCAATATCACCATGATCAAAAATCATCAAATCCCCATTAAGACTTTTGCGAACATCCATCTCCAGGGTGACAAGTTTTTTATTGGCTTCATCGCCAACTCTAATCGTGATTGCCATTATAAATTTCCTCGACTAGTGTTTGTGTCTTTAGGACCGCTAAAAGTACGTTTTCGGTAACTCCTTCTTTTGCGAAGGACTGCAGTCTATCTATGATCTTTTCAGTCTTTTCCAACATTTCCTTATCTGTTTTAATTTCTTCAACTTTCTTAGCCTCAATAAGTTTTGTTTTAAGGCGAGCAATCTCTTCGTTTAAAAAGCTTTTGAGAGCTAAAGCATTATCAGAGAAGGACCCAATATAATAAGTTAAAAGATTTTTCTGTTCCTCGAGCAATTCGTTGTCATATTTATTGTTAAATTTTGTAACAAACGTTTTATATATCACATTGTCGATGGGAACCTTTAAAGTGTTTTCTTGAGTTTCGCCCTTCATTCGAGTGATAATTTCATTTTCCAAAATAACTTGATTCTTTGGAGAGATTTTAGTAGAAAACATTTGATCAATTGTCGCTAACGTTTTATAGCTTGGAACAAAATTATTAAAAACGGAAGATGAAATTTCTTTATTAATATCATGAATTAATGCAGTCTGTTGTTTAAACAAAGCTTCGGGATCAATTAATCTTTTCTGCAATCTGGCTTCTTTTAAAATTTTCTCCGAGGTAGTTTGATCTAATCTCTGATTCTCACTCAACGAACGATAACATTCTAAATCTGTCTTAAGCGCGCTTCCATTTTGAAAATGCTTCCTAATAATAGAAATAACCGTATCTTTCTTTTCGTGCTCATTTCTCAAAACTGCAACGGTCGCTTCTCTTATAAGTGCTTCATAAACGAAAGCGGTATTTCTTTTTTTATTATGCTTTATTTTCATTCTTTTGCTCCGATATGTTTTCTTTGCTTTCTAATCCTTCAAGTAGCATACGAATAGATTCACTAGTCTCAAACAGCTTGTCTTCTTCTGTTTCTTCTCTCAATTTATAAATAGATTGGTCTTCCTCATAAATACCTACTGAAATTCCAACTGGCTTCGCTAAGTTATTAATCTCGGCACCAGGAAACACATTGCGCATTGTTGCGCTACTTTTTTCAGCACTCCTCTTTGCGGCATATGAGCGGGTCCGAGGACCAGTACCGGTGCGCTTATCTCTTTTGACCGGATGATAAACTTTTCCTTTGGCTCCCGGCGTAAGTCTTGGTGCGTTACGCGAACCCGGAGGAACTGCCAAAAGAGACGACTCTTCTGCGCCGCCACCGAGAGCTTCTGCAGCTTCGCCGCCGGCTTCTGCTGCCGGCATTTCTTCTGGACCACCAAGATCGCCACCTAAGTCACCACCTAAGTCGCCGCCCAAGTCGCCGCCCAAGTCGCCGCCCATGCCACCGCCGGGGACACCTTCCGCTGCGGCCGCTTCTGCCACAGCTTGAAGAGCAGCATCATGTTTGCGATCATAATACATTTCTCTCTGGTTGCGCACGAATTCCTCGTGAGACATGCCAAACACATGTTCTGTAACCCAACGGCGAGAAAAATAGCCTTCTGTGGCAGAAGCAGCAATATCAAACTTCTGTTTCCAGTGTTCTAACTCTTGAAGTTCAGCAATCTTGGAGGGATTATTGAGAGTCAAACTAAAACTAAGCAAGTCATCGCCTCTGAAGCCTAACGTATAAAGATGGATAATTCCTATCTTTGTAAGCTCAGAAATAATGACGCGCTGTAATCTTTGGACTGTTCTTGCAAAACGAATGTCTTTCTGTGCAAGAGTGGTTTTGTCTTCGGCCGCATCTTCGCCCATTGAAAGATAAGCGGCTGGAATCTTCAGCGCCGAGAACAGCTTGTCACGAAGATATTTGATATCATCAATGGCTGTAATATTTTCGGCACCTGCAAGGCTTGTAATTTCAGTGGCAGACCCTGCGCGTACTGGAATATAATAGTCTTCTTCGATGCTCATCGGGTTATATCTCAAATCCACGCGGCCGCTACTGGGGTCAACGACCGAGTGGCGTTTAAGTTGCGTCACAATCTTTTGCATATATTGCTCCACGTCTTGTGGAGGAATGGCGCCAACGTCGATCTTGAATACACGGCGCTCAGATGAGCGCACGATACGATATGCCATCATAGCATCTTCCATAAGCGTTAGCTGGCGCCAGATGCGTCGTGCTGGTTCTAAAATTGATGTACCATACGGCGTATACTTGTCGTTTCCTAAAATACGAAAATGGCAAATTTGCCAGTTCTCAAATGTCATGCCGGCAGAGTTCCACTGATATTGAACATAGTTAGGATTGGTAGTGTCTTTGCCTTCTAATCGTTCAATCTCTGCCGTGGGGAGTGCGATGACGGACTTAACACCATACTTATCATCGATGTCAAGATACAGAAAGAAATCGCCATATTTACACATCGTTCGGCTCCAGCCAAACAAGTTGTATTGAACATTCAAAACTTGATCAAACAAGATAGTAAGAACTGCTTTGATTTCTTCGTTGGGACATTTGATGTTTAACATTGTCCGAAGCTCTGAGTGAGTTGTCATTTCATCCGAATAGATGTCCATCGAAGACGCAATCTCAGGCATGTACTCCATTTGGTCAAAGTCAACATACCGCTCAGTTCTGCGCTGGTTTGCGATTGCATCGGTAGCAATGACGTCTAGCGGGCTATAAAGCGCCTTCTTAAACTGCTGTCCAGAAGCAGACTTAAATCGCGTACTAAACTTGTCAAGGTGCTGTCTTCTAATTCTCCGTCCCGACTGTGACCGGTAATTAATAATCGGTCCAGAAAACAATCTAGTCAGCGCTTTAAAAAGAGCGGAGTCGGAATTGGCTGGGTTTTTTGCGTTTCTTCTAGGGGGCATTTATATTCTCACTTTATAATCCATTTAAATTGTTCGTATATTTGTGCGGCTTCACTCATTTTATCTAAAACATTGTCGCCTTGATATCCATGTTGTCCTTTAATTCGCGTATTGAAAGTAGTCTTCGATGTAATAATAGCATCTACAAACGCTTTTTGATAATTCAAATCTCGAGCATTTACCTGTAGCGCGGTGTCTCGCACCCAACATGCAATTGCTAATGCCATGATAAGATCATCGTTATAGCTTTTCATTGCTTGTGGCTTACCATTCCTCCAGATGAAAGTCTTCATCTCATTGACAGTCCGAGATGAATATAGTTTAATTAGTTTGTTTCTGATAAACTCTTCCAGTTTCGCAATGATGAGGGGGCGCGTCTTCATGGTAGTAGAAAACCCCGCCACCGCAGAGGTGCTAGCTTCTGCTTGGTGTTGTTCAATATACTCATGAGTTGATTTAATCGAATAATACAAATTAGGATATCCATATTCTATCAGTTTATCCAAAACTGTGTAGCCGATATTGTTGTTCTCGACAACCATCATCGCATTGCCAAACTCGCGTCCCACTTGATTGAGCATATTAGCAAATAGATCGGGGGCGACCTTTCCTTGGTATTCTCCGATTACTTCTAGAGTTTCAAGCTTGAGAATATGAAAGGTAGAGAAGTCGGCGCCGTCGCCC